TACAGTTGAATCTATTGCTACTGTTAAAGTATTACCAGAACCAGAAGTATCAATACCTGTTCCACCTGCTATATCTAAAGTTTCACTATCAAGGTCAATAGATAATGCTCCCCCAGAATCACCTTGGAAATCAAGGTCAGACGCTGTTAATTGTGCATCCACATACGCTTTTACAGATTGTTGTGTTGGAACTAGTGTTGCAGAATTAGATGTCATATCATCTTCATCTACAAATGCAGTAATAGTTATAGCACCATCTGATAAACTTCCATATGTTAATGTACCAGATACATCTGCGTTAGCATTTATGTCAACTGTTGTTGCAGCTATTTGTACTTCAGTATCTGCTACTATATCTAATTGTCCATCAGTTGATGAATTAATATAAATAGCTGAATCTCTAAATAAAACTTTTTCAGTAGTGCTTAATAAAATATCATCAGAGTATTGGAAGTAATCTTCGTCTTCCATCCATGTAATTACACCATCATTAGAAGAACCATCAAATGTTACAGCAATATCTGTATTTTCATTCTTACCAAAAGTGATTGCATTACTAAATAATTTAGATATTGGACCACCATCACCAGTAGTTGAACCATCGTGTGTATGCCCCGTTGATACATTAAATGCTGCTAATAATTGGTCAAATTCATTATTTAATAGTGATGCAAAAATTGTATCACCATCAGAAAATGTACTTTGTCTAATGTATGCTGCCATGTTTTATATTCTTCCTCCTGCTATGAAATCTACATAGAATCCAGATACTGTGTAAGGAGCTTGGTTTCCCGCACTTCGTATTCTAAAATTATTTGTAAATCCACTACCTGTTAATGTTGCCCTTTGTTGTGGAAATAATGTACCACCAAATATTGCTGTTCCAAATACTGCATTACCAAATGTTGAAACAGAAATAAGGTTACCTAAACTTATTTCAGATGGTTGAGGTACATTCGGACTTTCAAAATCGTACCTAGGTAAAACTGTTAAATTACTATTTGTTCCTTCTGCTCTAATACTTGTTTTAATATAGTATAAAGTTTTTCTTACACCAGAATCTCCATAATCTAAATCTGGTGTTTTGTATATTGCTATTATATTTGCTCCATCAAAGTCATTACCAGTATCGTGATTATAAACTCTACCATCAACTTCTGCATGATACAAAACTTCATTACCATTTGTATCTGTACCTGCATGAACTCTTCTAGCTGGTATACCTTCTGTTTCACTCCATTCATAACCTACAGCACCTGTAGAAGCTACTTTAAAAGTTCCTATGATGCCTTTTTGTTGTGGGTTAGAAAGTCCACTTTGATAATAAAATAATCTGTATTGACTTTTTTCTCTAACAACCATACTAGCAAATTCTATAGTTGATAAGTTAGGAAAAATGTTATCTCTAAATAAAGGTAATATTTTTCTACTGATAGAACCTAATTCTATATCATCAATACGAGCAGTTCCTGCAATTGTTCTTAAACCATCTGGTGCAAGAAATACAAGGTCACCACCTATCTCTTGAACTGTGTTACCATGAACACATCCAATATTTTTTGTTACTCCCGATACGACTGGTGTTCCGTCTAATCCCGATACTTGAAAAATACTGCTTTCACAAAAAACAATTAGTTTATTACGAAAGGGTTTTATTGTTTGTATTTTATCACCAATATCAATTGTTCCTGCCGAAGCTCCAGTAAAATCTTCTGGTTTTAATCTTGTACTATATGATACAACTTGTGGATTATCTGAGTCACCTGCAAGTATTAATCGTTCACCAAATATTGTAGCAAACTTTGACTTGTCTGGTGCAGACCTTTCTACTTCTTTAAAACTGTAAGTATTAACTCCACCAGCTACTGTTATCTTTAACATAGCAGGTTTATTTACTCCATCTACAATAAATAACTCACCATGTTGAGTATCACCTTCGTATAAAGCAAACTTACAATCAGCTTGATTTGTTCTAGCTATTGCTGACCCACTTGATAACTGTGAATCATTTGCTCCATTCTTTTTAATAACTTGACTAGAAGCTGAACTTGCAAAGTTACCATCTACTGTTAAGTTTAAATTATCTGTAATTGATAAAACATTAAATACTTCATTGTTAATTTTAATGTCATCATTTACTGCAAACTCAGTAGTAAAACTTGTGCCACTTCCTGTAACTGTTGCTGCACCTGCTGTTACTGAAACTGTTCCTGTTTTACTTTGGTATGTATCTTTATTTACTTGTGTCCAACTATTACCATTTGTACTGTAATAAATGTTAGCACCAGCACAAGCTACTACTCCTTGACAATATCTAAATATACCTTCGACATCATCTGTACCACTTGGTTGTGCCGAACCAAACTTTGTAAAACCATTTATTCTTCTATATCCACCATGAATAGAAGACTCATAGTTTTTTAAAGCTGTTGCGACTCCCGGTGTTCTAAAAAGATTATGTGTTGTGCCTACTAAATCTAATCCACCTTCGCAAGTAACTGATACACCTTGCTCTGGCATTATACTATTCTAATCCTATCGTCAATCATACTATCCGGAAACGATTCAATTAATTGTTCACGCATAGTTCTTAAACCTTTTTTATATTCTGCATCAGCTAATTGTGATTGACTTATATTATCTTTAAACTGATGTAAATAATATCTTGCTCTTGATAATAATACTGTAGTATATTGTTGTGGAAATACTACTGTATCACCATGATTTGTTAATTCACTTGGTTGTGAGTATGCAAAGAAATAAATTTTGTATACACCATTAGGTATAGGTGATAAACCAAATCCATCATTCTTTGGACTTCTAATTATTCTTTGTGGTATTCCAAAAGTTTGTGTATCACTTTTATCTACTGACTCAGAAACTGCATAATGTTTTGTCCAGAACTCTGTTGTAATAGGATGTAAGTTTCTTACTTCATATGGAGCATCTTTACCAGATACACCTTCTTCTGTAAGGGTTACATTCTCATAATCAATAAAACTATAGTCTGTAGTTACTCCTGTAGATGATGTATTAAATTTATACCATCTTGTTCCAGATACTGTTTCAACATTAACATTACCATAGTAATTATTTGAAGGGTCACCTACTGCAAGAAAACTCCATTTGTCTTCTGCATTACAAATATCAAAGTAACCTCTGTTGATTGTATCTTTAATAAATTTTTGTATACCTACTGCATTATTAAAATTTAAAGAAGTTAATTCAACTTCATTAATTTCTCTAATAAGAGTATTACATAAATCTAAGAATGTTCTAAACGGAGCAGCCATTAACTCTCCTTAATTATACTTTTGGAAACTTTAAATCTTCTGGATAAAGTTTTTCTCTGCCATTTGTTCCCATGTCACCTTTATCACATTCTCTTCTTAAATCTTCTACCCCGTATTTTCTAGGATGTAAATCTTTACCATGATGTGTTGAAGCAACTCTATCCCCTTTTAATACATGAGGTTGATGTCTTGTTATAACATCAGCGTATTGTATTCCGTTTTTAAAACTGTGTGCCATTGTAAATCCTTTTTTATATTTTATAAAACAAAGGGCGAATTTAATCGCCCCTTGTGTAATTGTATATTAGTCAATTGTGTAGATTGCTTTTACAAGTGCATCGTCTCTTAATACTTGTCTTCCATATACATGAAGACCTCTTACGATGTCACCGAAAGTATCGGTATCTCTTAGAGTTTCAATATTAAGAATTGATTGTGCAGTTGCTGTAGATGAAATGTGTCCACCTAAACATTGACCAGTTGCAGTTGCGTTTACAGTTGCTGGAACATTTGAAGATTTATACATAGAAAATCCTCTGATTTGTCCAGATGCTACTAGTCCGTTTCTTACACCTCCGTCACCTTGGTTAAAGTCAGATGACATTAGTTTTGAATCAGTATCAGCTAGTTCTTCGTAGAACTCTGGTTTTGCGACAAACCATCTGCCCTCTTCTGGAACTTGTGAATCATCTAAAAGTCTAGCCATTCTAGCCATGATTTTTAAAGGACTAAGTTCTGAACTGCCATTACCCATATCAATTGGGTCTCCAGAAGTAAAGTTAGCTATTGCTGAACCTGCACCATCACCACCTAATTGATGGTCTGGAGTAGAAGTTGATACTCCACTAAACATAGCAGATAGGACTTCTGAGTCCATTGTATCTTTTAGTGTGTATGCTGCACTAGACGCACCTACTGACGCAAAGTTAATGTGAGATAATTTCTCTTCGATATCATCTACAATGAACTTGAATGAGTTAGCTTTGTCAATGACAAGTGTTAACTCTTGGTCACTTAGGAATTGTTTAGAAGTAGAAGCTGCTCTTGTGTAAGCTGCTACTGTGATTGTTGGCTCTTTGATGATGTTTACAGTATCACCAAAAGCTGCGATTTCACCCGCATAGTCTGTGTTAGTTATTGCTTCGATTACAGAAGACTTTCTGAAAAAGTTTTGAATCTTTTTCGAGAAAATTTCTGGTACGAAGAACTCATTAGTTTGACCGGAAGTACCTGCATTAAAGTTATTGTTAGCACCACCGGAAGCATTTTGAAATACAGCCATTGTATTCTCCCTTATTAATTAAAAGTTAATGTGATGACTATATCTGTTTAATTGTTTAATAAGTTGGGTTACCAGAACCGCCATACTTACGATTGCCCATATCATTTATAATACGACCTTCTCGCATAGCTTCGGTTATAGAATTTTCATTCTTATCAAACTCTGTCTGAGACATAGCCGCTATTTGAGAACGAGTCCAAATTTTCTTAGAGCCATAGCCGATGTCTTTACTGTTCTTAATTTTTATCATTTCAGAAGCAGGTACAACATCACCAGATGTTTCTTTAGATTTAGACTTGCCGGTATCTTGTTTAAAAAGGTCAATTGCTCTTGAAGCCAACTCTGCATTAGAGTTATTACCATATACCCAACCTTTTATTTCTTCTGGTTGACTATTAGCCCAATTATGAAAATCATCAGACTCACGAATTACTTCAAAGTCTGGATGCATTGTTTTTAATTTAGCTTCTGCTCTTTCTTTGTTAGCTTGTTGGTTTAACTTTTTAAGTGAGTTAACCTCCTCCTTAACATCTTCTAACTCTTTTGAAGTTCGAATGTGAGCAACAGATTCAACAACATTATAAACATCTGGATATTCTTTCTTAAATGCATCAAGTTCTTCAGCACTTTTAGGAGCTTTATATTTAGGTCTACTTGACCTAGCTTCAGCTAAAAGTTCTTCTTCTCTTTGCTTAAAAGAATTAACACGAGTATCGTAATGTTTTTTAAGGTCATCGTATCTTTTCTTATAGTCTACCTTTTTATAAGGTTGGTCAGCTTGTTCTTCCGGAGTGTCTTCCTGTAGTCCTTGTGATTGCATAGAATCAACAACAACTTTCGGAGGGTCTTTCTTAACAGCTATTGTGTTTGCATCTTGAAAAGTTGTAGATGCATTTTGTTTTTGTTGGTCATAATCAATATAATCTTTTTTCATATTATAAGGATTTGCTTCTTCGCTTTCGCTTTTCTGAGAAGTAGCTTTGTTTAATAAAGTGTTCTCATTACCTTCAACCATTTTTTATCACCTTTCTTTTAGTTAATTGGGGTTTTACAGTATGTAAAAGTAGCCGATATAGAGTGCCTAGGTGATAACCCGGGTAGCTCTATATTGA